TTACTTCTAACGAAAGCGCTCTACTGAATGGTCACTGTCGAGGTCAGAACCCACGACCCAGAAGACTTGGTCCCCAGGCTCTGGATCTTGTGGTTCCACAGCTTCGTGCCCGTGGCCACGCTGGCCAGGGTCGCGCCCGCCGTGATCGTCCCGGTGCACGTCGCCCAGCACCACTCAGCCCACGCGAAGTTCGCGTTGCCGGTCGCGAACGTGGCAACGGCAGTGATCACGCCGTTGGACTGCGTCGGGTTAGCCGAGTCGCAGCCCTGGTACCAGGCTGAGCCGCCGTCCGCGCCGAGCGCCGTGTCAGTGACCGCCGCAGCCGTCGCCGTCGCGCCCACGCCCACGATCGCGCGCGTCGGCCCGCTGAACGCCTGCGGGGTGCCCGACGCGATCAGCAGCTTCGTGATCGCATCCAGGCCTGCGGTGACCAGCAGGTTGCCGTCAGCCTCCGCGTAACCGTCCTCCGGCACCGCGAAGAACGCGTGCAGGTGCCTGCCGTCCGGCTCCAGGCCAGCCAGCCGCCTGCGCGCCCAGGTGACCTGGTCGTCGCTGTACTTGTCCACCCGCGCCCGGGCATGCCAGGTGAGCACGTCACTGGGAGCTGCCAGCAGGCTCATCTACTTGTCCCCTTCGTCCTGGGCCACCTCGGCGGCCTCGTCGTCGTCCGGGCCCGCGAACACGGACCCGTGCGCTGGCGCATCGTGGTGGGCTGCGAGCTCGGCGCCCTCCGGCTCCCGGCCCAGGACCGCCCTCGACTGCGCTGCCTGCTCGTCGCTGTACTTGTCTGCCCGGGCACCCTCGGTGCCCTTGGCTGTGTCACTCACCGCTGCTCCTCTTGCTCGTCACGGTCCCAGCACCTTCACCAGGCCGCCCCGCGCCCGGATGTTGTTACGCAGCCACGTCAGGAACTGCTGGTTAGACCCGCCCGACCCAGCCCACTCCAGCTCCACCCGCAGCACCTGGCCGCCAGCCCCGCTGCCAGCCACGCCATAGCCGCCGGCACGGGGCATCGCCGCCCCGGACACCACCGCCGCCGCCGCATGCAGCCCGCCGGCCCCGGCCAGCATCCCCTTGCCCAGGCCCTGCGCTACCCGCTGCCCCGCCGCGATCATCTTCGTAGCCTCGGACGGCTCGGAGAAATGGATCCCGAACGGGGAGCCGATCGCATTCGCGATGTCGTGGCCCCACCCGGCCACCGTGGACACCACGCTGCCGACCATCGACCCGATCCCGGACAGCAGCGACGACAGCACATGCGCCCCGGCCGAGAACATCAGCCCCGGCAGCGACGCGATCGCCCCCAGGATCCGGCCCGGCAGCGACCGGAAGAACCCGATCACCGAGCCCACCATGTGCTGCGCCCCGGCCAGGATCTGATGCCAGTGGCTGATGATGAAGATCGCCGCAGCGCCGATCGGGCCGGTCAGGATCGCCAGCAGCAGCTTCCAGTGCCCCTTGATCCAGTCAAAGGCCGCCTCGACCGCGTGCCAGACGTCCTTCATGACCGTGTTCACGACCTCGCGGAATTTCTTGAAATGCATGTACGCCAGCACGACCGCGGCGACCAGCGCGGCGATCGCGATCACCACCAGGGCGACCGGGTTGGCGTCCATCACCACGTCAAAAGCGGCCTGGATCCCCGTCCAGACTTTGGTGGCCGCCGCGGCGATCTTGGACCAGATGCCCCACTCCCTGATCCCGGAGATCACCGCCGAGAGCTTCCCGCCGAGCGTGCCCCACACGCCGGACGCCTCGGAGGCGGCCGTCTCCGCATCGGTGAACCCGGACTTCAGCTTGGAAAAGGCCCCCACGCCGCCCTTGATGGCGTCGATCCCGCCTTTTATCCCGTCGAACGCGGGCTTGATTTTCTTCGCGGCGCCCCCCGCGGCCAGCAGGTACAGGCCTGTCCGCAGCAGCGCCGGGTTCGCCTTCGACAGCCAGTTCACCAGCTGGGACAGCGGCACGGCCAGCTGCAGCAGTGACTTGCTGTTCGCGAACGTGGATATCCCGGTCATGCTGGAACCCAGGTGCACCATGGCGGCACCGAGGTTCTTCACGATCTGGATCACCAGCGGCATGTCCTGCTGGGCCATGGACACCAGCGACTTGAACCCGGAGTGCTGGGTCAGCGTCGAGCCCCAGGCCGCGAACTTCGCCGTGATCTTGTCCAGGCCGCTGAGCATGATCTGCGCGAACGGCATGAACGCCTTTATGATCCCGCCCAGGCCGACGACGATATGGCCTATTGCGTCACCGATTTTCGTGATGGCCGGGCCGGAATTCTTCGCCAGCATGTCGATGAAGGATTTGAACCCGGACGAGCCGAGCCCCTTGCCGAGCTGGCCGATCAGGCCGTGCAGAGCCTGCTCCGTCGGCCCCATGAACGCCTGCATGGACTGGAACACCTTCGGCATCAGCCCGATGCCCTGCGACATGATCTTGCTGACGCCGGACGTGTTCGACTGCACGAACGACTGCCACGAATTCTGCGCGTTACCAATATTCTTGCTCAGCGCGATCTGCGCCGGGGACAGCTGCGCGTAGGCGACCCCGATCGCCTTCTGCTCCGCGACGTACGCCGTGGACTGCTTCGCCCCCGCCTTGATCGCCGCGTTATACGCGATCTGCGCCGTCTGCACCTGCGTGGCCGCCGTCGAGGCGGTCGTGAAGTTCGCCTTCGCCACCAGCCCGAACGCGCCCAGCCCCGCCCCGGCCGCGACCAGGCCCGACGCCAGGCCGCCGACGCCGACGATCAGCCCGGCCATGGGCGCCTCAAGCAGGCCCGTCGCCAGGGAGAAGCCGGCCATGGCCTTGGACGCCATGCCCGCGTCCTGGCCGAGCCCGCTGAACCCGCCAGTGCCCACGTCAGCCGCGGTCCGGCCGAGGCTCATCAGCCGGGACTTGAGCGTGGTGACGCCCTCGCTCTTGCCGCCGAGATGGTCCAGCTGGGCGTTCAGCCGGGCGATCTCCGCCTCCGCCCGCGCCGCACCCGCCACCGTGATCCGCGGGCTGGCCAGGGTCTTGCCCAGCCGGGCCAGCTTCGCGTTGACATCCAGCAGCTTCGCCGCAGCGTCCTTGTCGTCCACGCTGACCTTGGCGGACTCGGTCTTGCTGCCGAGCTCATCGAGCTGCGCCTTCAGCGAGGTGAGGTCAGGCTTCGCCGTGTCGGACGCCTTTATCTTGATCTCAACGTAGTTAGTCGCCATCCGCCTCACCTCCCTCGTCTTCCTCACGGTGCCCGAGCTGGTACACGTGCAGCATCCGCAGCAGCGACGCGTCCTCGGCCAGCACCTGGCCCGGCAGGCAGTGGAACCGCCCGCACAGGCCGAGGATGATCTCCGCCCTGATCAGCTCCCCGGGCTTAGCGACCGGCTCGCCGCCGCTAGTGACGCCTCCGGCGAGGTCGTGCCAGAGCTGGAGGTCCCGGGCAAAGGGGGCGGCGCCGCGGCGACGTTCTCGTAGAAGGCCGTGATGATCGCCTTGATGAAGCCGGTCTCCTGCGCGGCCACGCCCTCATAACCCGGCGGGACCGGCCGGCCGTCGTCGTCCTCGACGTTCCACGACACCAGCAGCGACGCGAAGCCGGAGAACATCTGCCTCGCTTCCGCGGCGGTCAGCGCGTCCTGGTCGGCCAGCTCCTGCAGGGCGAGCAGGTCACCGATCGCCCCGGCCCGGACGGCCACCTCAAGCCCGGCGTGCTCCGTTTCGCTGAAGTCCAGCTTGTAGACCGTCTTCGGCGGTTTGTAACCCATATTTTCCTCACGGTTACTGTTGCCTTTGCTAACTATTCCGTTAGCCAGGATAAGTACTCTCGCTAACTAAAACGTCTTACTTTCTCTTGCTAACTATCTGCATTTCCTTTTGCGCCGCTAACTAAAACGTCTTACTTTCCTCCGCTAACGGTTTTTCAGTTACTTTCGCTAACGGGTTACTTTCCTTTGCTAAAAGTAAGGGCGCCTAACTGTTAACCCACGCCGGCGCGGTGCCGTCGGCGAGGTTCCCGGGCGCGGTCCACGTCAGCTCGCCGCCCGCGGCCCGGGCCACCTCGTAGTTGGAGTACAGGACCGACATGGACAGGTACGGGGTGGTGGCCGAGGTTGGCGTGATCTTCGTGGTGCGCGCCACCGACGTCGACGGCACCGACGAGAACACCGCATGCGACATGTTCGCCGCCGCGTTGAACGTGCCCTTGAGGCTCACTGAGCCGTCGGCGAGCAGCAGCAGCCGCTCATGGGCGGACTTGTCCACGCCGGTGATGTCCTGCTCGGCACGCGGCGTGCTGATCGTGAAGTCGGTGACGTCGTTGGTGATGGTCTGTGCGGTGGGAGTGGCGTCCTCCACTGAGATTGCGGCGCCCAGGCCCGAGGTCTTTGAGATATCTACTGCCCTCCTTGATGACAGAGCACACGACTTTGTCGCGCCAAAGCCGGTACGATGATGGGATGGGTTACAAGAAAGGTGATCCGCAGCTTTGCGCGTGTGGCTGCGGGGGCTATACCTCTGGGACCATCGACCCGCGCCGATCCGGCAAATACATCTCCGGCCACAACTCCCGGGTGGTGCACCCAATGGAGGGCAAGCATCACTCGGATGAGGCGCGAGCGAAGCTGGCCAGCTACACCGGAGAGCAAGCCTCCTCCTACAAGCACGGCTGGTCCACGACGCCGACTTACGTCTCCTGGCGAGCCATGCGGTCGCGCTGCCGCACCGTCAGCAACGCCTCCTATCCCAGCTACGGCGGCCGGGGGATCAAGGTCTGCGAGCGCTGGCAGGTCTTTGAGAACTTCCTGGCCGACACGGGCGAGCGGCCAAGTCTCGATCATTCGATCGACCGCATCGACCCGGACGGCAACTATGAGCCGGGCAACTGCCGGTGGCTCACCAAGGCCGAACAGGACGCCCGGAGGCGCGACCCCGGGGGATGGATCAAGAAGCGCGCGGCTGGCTACACGCCGGTCCCGCCGCCAGCCGGCTCCCGCCGTGCTCGGGCGAACGAGTGCGGCCACCCCGACGCGCCGCACTATGCGAAGGGGATGTGCAAGAGCTGCTACCGGCAGAATGA